AGTGGCCTTCTTAGAAGCACCACTCAAAACCGCCGAAGCGGACTAGCTCTTGTACCATACAACGGCGAAAGATCATCGATGTTATGCTCTCTTTTTGAGAGGGCTGTGATCACGTCGGACCATTCTTGTTGCGGAACGAGGTCGGTATGCGGGGGCACGGTCAAGATCGTATGGGACTATGAGGCTTTCAGCCGGGATGCCCCATCCTTTGTTGAGCTTGTGCACCATGTCGAGAGTGAGAGCGCGGCGCTTCTTAAGGACCTCTGATGCGCGAGAAGGAGAACCGATAAGCGAGACAAGGTCTGCCTGCGCCCGACCAGTCATCTCCATGTGGGTCTTGATGACGTCGATGGGGTGCGCGGGACCGATCGGATAGTGCTCATCCTCGTATCGGTCAGCAAGGGTGATCAGAACATCGAGCTTATCGCCATCTGGGGTCCCTTTTTCAGCCCCCCACAGAGCTTCTATCTCGTGGAGAGCGTTCTTTAGGTCTTCGTCAGTTCGGATCGGTTGAATATCCATTGGTTTGTCTCCTCAGAACTGAGAAACGGTCAATGCGTCGACGTGGTCATAGTCGGCGTGAGTGCCAACGAATTTGATAAAGGCGACCTGCCGGTCGAAGTCGAACGCGACGATCATGCGGTAGTTCCCTCCTTGGACCTCAAATCGAACTCTTTCGTGATTGAGGCCTTTGGATTTCGAGAAGCTGGAGGTCACATCTTGAATCGAAGCCCACGATGCCGCCTTTGTCAGTCGCTCCCAATGTTCCAAAGAAGGCCTGGCTTGCGGGTGGTCGGTTATGAAATCAACCAACACTCTCCGAGAAATAACCCGCATTCATAACTCTCCATTCCCATAATGGGAAATTACAGGTGCTTTACCGCCCCGTCAAGGAAATTCCCGAATTGGGAAAATTATTCTTTTAGATGGCCGTGGGTAATCAACCATTCTGTCAACACCTTGCGGATGACCTCGGGGCGAGACGGTATCTGTGGCTGTTCACGGCGATACGCCTCGATGGCGTCAAGGACTTCACGAGGTAAACGGAGGTTAATGGCTTCGGTGTCAACCGATGGCCGGCCCCTTTTTGATTTTTTGGTATCATTTATTGTTGACATCATGATTTTATGGTGTCATAAAATAATCAGCCGCGCAAGATGCTTCCAACACCAAGCGCGGCCTGACCAAAGATCGAAAAGGACTTCGACCATGGCTAACGGCTCTATACAGATTTCTTCGCTTTTCCGTAACCCGGCTCTCAAGGCCATCTTCGAAAAGGCAGAGCGCGATAACGGCGCTGCTTTCGCAATCCCGGCTCCAAAGGCTCCGGTTCTTTCCGGCGGCGCAGCGGTTCGGGTTCTGGAGGCTGCATGATGGAGCGTCGGACATTCATGAAGGCTGCGCTGATCGCCGCAGCCACGCCAACGGTGGCTCTCGCGCCTACGTTCTCTGAGATCAGCGAGATTGACATCCGTGACTTCCTGGCGACGGCAACCCCCGATGAGCTTTCGAAATACCACCTGAGCGCCTATGTCGAGGCGATGAAAAAGATCGACCCTCGCGCCGCCGTGCGGGGATTGGCGAACCAAGTTTCCGAGCTAATGGACGGAATAACAGACTACGAACGTTTGGTGATCAAAGGCAGATCAACCGGTCCGTGGGCCATCTATACCGAGTTCGACGTTTAAATCGACGAATTCCTGTTAGCACTCATGTGTGTAGGTCGATTTTGGGCCGTCGGATGGTGATCAACTATTGAACGTACACGCCGATTTCTGCCACACAATAGAAGATTCGCTTAGCGGCGAATGCCCCGGCTCTAAAACGGGGTTGAGGGGCGGCGTCTAGATTGGACACCTGGGTTGCCGCCCCTCGCTTGTCCACGGCGATTTTAGAGATCGCCGAAACAGAGGACCCATACCATGGGAAATATCGTAACTGTCAACTTCCGTGGAGACCAGCTCTACGGATTCGAGAATGACGATGGCACTTTTGTCGCACTTAAGCCGATCGTCGAAAGCATGGGAATGGACTGGTCGGCTCAGTTGAAGCGGGTGAAGCGTGATCAGATCCTGTCGGAAGGTATGGCCATCATGACCACACCTTTCGGCCGTGGCGGCGATCAGGAGGCGGTCTGCCTCAAGCTTGATCTGGTGAACGGTTGGCTTTTCACCATCGACACCTCCCGCATCAGCAATGACGAGGTCCGCGAGAGGGTAATTCTCTATCAGCGCGAATGCTATTCGGTCCTCGCCAAGCACTTCGCTGGCAGGAATGCGGACATTTCGGCGCCAAAAGTCGGTGAAACAGTGGATGATCCGCACGAGAATGAGAGCGTCAAGCTCCGCATGGTCAACGAAAGCCGGCACGTGTTCGGCAATCAGGCTGCGGCGCAGCTTTGGTTTCGTCTCGGTCTGCCGGTCGTTCCCGCAATGCACCACGATCCTCGGCAGTTGAACCTTCTCGATTACAGCGTTGTGAAAGCAGCCCCTGGGGGGCAGGCAGCCTAGTCACCAATCGGTGAGCGCAGTGACTCCATTATTTAGGGCGGTTCTTCGGAGCCGCTCTTTTCTATTGGGAGAGAGACCATGACGACGTATGAAATACCCCTTTCGCCCTCTCCGCAGACATTCTCGATCCTGCTGGTCGGAGTGCTGTATCAGTTGACGGTCCGCTATGCCGACGCACCGGAGGGCGGTTGGATGCTTGATATCGCCGACCAGGCTGGGAATGACATCCTGAACGGTGCACCGTTGGTGACCGGGCATGACCTGTTGGAGCAGTATGACTATCTCGGGATTGGCGGCTCGCTGGCGGTTTCGACCGACGGCGATCCAGACGCGATCCCGACTTTCGAAAACCTTGGCGTTCAAAGCCACCTCTATTTCACGACGCCATGACCCAACAATGGCTCCGGTACTGTAAACTCACTGTCGAGGGTGGTGGCGAGGCCATCGACCTGTCCGAGCTCCGGATCAGGTTCGCGGTCGACCAGCACACGCTCCAGACACCGAACGTCGCCGATATCACGATCACCAACCTGTCGGATCAGACGGCACAGAAGATCAAGAATGAGGGCGCCCTAGTTACCCTTGAGGCGGGCTATCAGGCCAGCCACGGGTTGATCTTCAAAGGGCAGATCATTCAGAAGCGGAAAGGCCGCGAAAACCCGGTCGACACCTACCTGAGCATTTTGGCCCAAGGCGGCGATCAGGCTTACAACCACGCCGTCGTCAACAGGACCCTGGCGGCCGGCCACACCTACAAGGATCAAGTGTACGCGGCGCATGAGGCGATGAAGCCGTTCGGCATCTCGCTCGGCTACATCACCGATCTGGGTTCGAAGAAGATGCCACGGGGCAGGGTGCTCTTCGGCATGGCGCGAGATGTGCTTCGGACCATCTCGATATCGACCGGCACGAGCTGGAGCATCAACAATAACCAATTGACCGTGGTGAAGGATTCCGAGGCGGCGCCGGGCGGCGCCATCGTCCTAAACTCGCGAACAGGTCTGATCGGTCTTCCGACCCAGACGATCGACGGCATTCGGGTGACGTGCCTGCTGAATGCGAAGATCACACCGGGAACGCTGATCCAGATCGATCAGGGGGACATTCAGGAGGCCAAGTTCGATCCCGGTTATCTCGGCACGGTCAACAACAGCATGATCCCGACGACGGCAGACGACGGCTTCTACAAGGTGCTGGTGGTCAATCACTCCGGCGATACCCGCGGCGACACCTGGTATTCGGACATGCTGTGCATCCGCGCCGACGGCAAAGGACCAATTCCCCTTGGGCTCGTTCCCAAGGGCATCAACGTGGATCCGGAATAAAATGGACCTTCGAGAACGCATTCAAGACCCGCAGGAAGCCTTGCGGGCCGCGTTGGACGATCGACAGGCGCAGATCTGGACCGCGCTGCCGGCCTCGATCACCAGCGTTCACGCCGACGGTCAGCACGCAACGTTCCAACCGTCGATCAAGTCGATCATTCGGAATCCGGATGGAACCACGACATCGGTCAATCTTCCAGTTCTGCCGGACGTTCCGCTGCACTTCCCGACCGGCGGCGGGGCTACGATGACGTTCCCGGTCAAGGAAGGGGACGAGGCGTTGCTCGTCTTCTCTTCGCGGCCGATCGACACTTGGCAGCAATCCGGTGGCCAGCAGGGCCAGATCGACGCCCGAATGCACGATCTGTCCGATGCTTTCGCTCTTGTGGGGTTCAAATCGAGCCCGAACGCGATTGCCAACGTCAGCACCGACGCGACAGAAATCCGGACCAACGACGGACAAACGGTCATTTCGCTGAAGGCAGATGAGGTTGCGGTAAAAACCTCGAGTTCTTCATCGGTCGTAAAGCCGGATTCCATTGTGCAGACAGTCGACGGGATGTTGGTCTCGATTACCTCGTCGCGCGTCGATCTCGGCGGCCTCGGCGGCCAAGAGGTCGTCACCATCGCCGGCCCTTCCTCAAAGGTATTTGCGATCCTCTGATGCGATATAGAAAATTGGATGCCAACGGCGACCGAGTCTTCGGACACGGCCAAGCCGATTTCTGGCGAGACGTTCCCGATGCGCCGGCTCAGGCTGTGGCAACGCGATTTCATCTCCAAACCGGAGACTGGTTCCTCGACAAAACCGAGGGGATCGACTGGAAGACGAAGGTGCTCGGAAAGTACACGGCCTCGACACGAGACCCGGTCATCCGTACCCGCGCCCTCGGCACTCAGGCCGTGACCGGAATCCTTGACTATTCCAGCAATCTGAACCGCGAAACGCGCGGCTTCACCGTCAACATGACAATCGACACCCAATATGGTCAGGCGACCATCCAGGAGACGCTTTGATGGCAACCACGCCAGTGGCAACGGTCGATGCGACCGGCATCCATCTTCCGGCATATGACAACGTCCTGACCTATCTCGAAGGCGAGTATCAGGGCATCTACGGGGCGGACGTCTATATCGAGCCGGATTCCCAGGATGGTCAGTTGCTCGCTCTCTTCGCGCTCGCCATCAGCGATGCGAACGCTATGGCCGCGTCGGTCTACAATGCTTTCTCGCCGGCCACAGCTCAGGGCGCGGGACTGTCGAGTGTCGTCAAGATCAATGGCATCGCTCGCAACATCGCGTCATTTTCCACCGTGGACGTCACCCTGATAGGGCAGGCCGGGACGACAGTTACAAACGGCATCGTCTCGGACGAAAACAGCAATCAATGGAACTTGCCGGCTATCGTCACTATCCCGCCCGGCGGAGAGATCACCGTGACGGCCACGGCGCAAGCCATGGGGGCGGTCTCGGCTGGCGTGGGGACTGTGACAACGATCGCGACGCCAACGCGCGGCTGGCAGTCGGTAAGCAACTCATCCGAGGCGACGGCCGGAGCACCTGTTGAACTCGACTCTGCGCTGCGCAAGCGGCAGACGACATCGACCGCTCTCCCTTCCAACACAATCCTGGAAGGGATCATCGGCGGCGTTGCCGCACTGACCGGCGTTACCCGCTATGCCGCATATGAAAACGATACGGACGCGACTGACGTCAATGGCATCCCCAGCCATTCCATCGCCCTTATTGTTGAGGGTGGCGATGCTCAGACCATTGCAAACACGATCGCAGCCAAGAAAACTCCGGGATCCGGCACGTTTGGGTCGACCAGCGAGACAGTCGTCGACGATTACGGCGTCCCCCATGTCATCAAGTTCTCGCGACCGACTATCGTGCCCATCACAGTGGCGATCACCCTGAATGCCCTGCTCGGCTATACGACCACTGTCGAGACATCGATTAAGAAGGCAGTAGTTGACTATATCAACGGTGTCGCAATTGGCGGCGCGGCGGGAGGTTCAGTGGAATGGGACAGCGCGGTCTCCGCTGCTAAATCGGTAGCAGGTAAAGGGACATTCAAAATGTCTGGCCTTGCGTTGTCTCGCACGAGCGGGGCAGGGACACCGGACGTTCCGCTTGCCTTCAACGAGGCCGCAAGCTGTGACATCGCGCACGTCACGATCACGGTGACCTAATGGCAGAGCTGGAAGATTATCTTGGACGGGTCACGCCCTATTGGCGCGGGAAACCGAAGTTCATCGCAGAGTTGACGGCGATCCTTCAGCCGTTGGTCGACCTTCAGAATGCCATCGCATGGCTCCCCGCAGACTTCGATCTGGATGATGCGGTCGGCGTCCAGCTCGACGCGGTGGGTATTTGGGTAGGGCGCTCGCGCGACATTCCTGTGCCTATCCCGAACATCTGGTTTTCCTTCGATGATGAAAAGCGGGGGTTCGACCTTGGCATCTGGCAAGGGCCGTTCGACAGCGATACGGGGATTACAGTTCTAGACGACGATACATATCGTCTCTTCCTCAGGGCGAAGATCGCGGCGAACAATTGGGACGGGACTGTTGAGACCGCGGCTGCGGCGTTCAACCTGATCTTCTCTAAATCGCCCGGCAGCCTGATCTTCGTGCTCGATAATGGCGACATGAGCATGACGGTCGGCATCGCCGGGAAAATTCCATCTCTGCTTTTCCTTGCGCTCCTTGAACAAGGATTCCTTCCGCTGAAGCCGGAGGGCGTCAGGCTCAACTACGAAATCACGTCGTCGGATGGCGGCCCGGTTTTCGGCTTCGACTTAGAGAATGAATACATCGCCGGCTTCGACGTCGGCGCATGGGGCGTTGCGCCCGATTATTTCACCTCCTGACATCTGGGGACACCATGGCAAACACAAATGATTTCCTACCATTCGGCATTGGGGCGGGCGCGAACGTGCTCGACCAGGCTTCATATGCGGGCTTGGCCGCAAGGAGCACTGGCTTTCAAGCCGGGGTTGCCCCGTCGATACAGGTCAACAAGGTTTGGCGACAGGCTGCAGTCATTTCAGCCGTCCTGGGGAAATTCATCAACGATATTGGCGGTCTTGATGCACTCGATAACGGGGATCTCGACGCGCTTCTCCTGTCTTTCGAACGTTCCCTCCAGAATGGTAAAATGACCTATGCCGTCGCTGGCGGGACAGCAAATGCGCTCACGGTGACCCTGACGCCAGCGCCAGCGAGCTATACCGCCGGCCTTGAGGTCAAATTTAAAGCAGCGGTCGACAGCACAGGAACCACCACCATCAATGTCAATGGGCTCGGCGCAAAGGCACTTTCGCCATTGTTCCGGCTGAAGGCTGGTGCCATTTACACCGCGATCTACGACGGCACGGGGTTCATAAACCAGCAGGCGGAGGCGGGAAACTCCGTTTTGACTGCGGTGTCTCGCTTCCGGTGCGCCACTACCGGTTTCTCTCTTCCGGTGAATGTGGAAACATCAATTCCGATCACCTCGTTTTCCGACGATGGGCAGACAGATTTTACCTTGGTAAGCAACACTCTTGTTTGCCAGCGGGCCGGCCGATACCAGATCCTCGCGAATTTCGGTTCAAGTACCACGTCAGCGATCGCAGCCATGACTTTGGGCACGAAGCTAAACGGCGCTGAGTTAATTTCCTCGTCCATTCGTGAGACCACGAACATCATCAACGTTTTTTATGGCGGCGGCGGCGATATCAAGGACCTGGTTCCGGGGGACGTAATCCGACCTTACGCCTACCAAGACGGCACGGCAGGGACGATTTCCCTGAATTTCAACAGCGGTGTAGCGATTACCCGTCTGACATCTGCCTGAGCGCTGCATTTTTCCATTCTCTAGAAGTTTAGGAGGGCTTCGTTATGAAGTTGATTCCCATGTCGCTTGATCAAGTTGAAGTTTGGTCAAGCATTTACGACGGGTCACGTGAGGGCATTTTCTACGATGCCACTAATCTCAATGTGCCCGACGAGGTCTTTGATGAGATATCGGCACTTGATTTGGCCCCCCTTCCGACAGCAAAGGAAAGGAAGATCGCAGAACTTACTCAGTCCTGCGAGGCTGATATTGTGGGCGGGTACTCTTCAAGCGCATTGGGCGCTTCGCATACCTATCCCAGCACCATGACAGATCAGATCAATATGATGGGAAGCGTCACCGCTTCGCTGCTTCCTGATCTCGGCTCTGGCTGGTCTACGCCCTTCTGGTGCGCCGACAGCTCTGACGAATGGTCGTTTCAGCCTCATTCTGTCGTCCAAATTCGGCAAGCCGGATCTGATGGCAAAGCCCACATCGTCAATTGCCAAGGGAAGCTTCAGCAGCTTTCCGCCGCAGTTTTTGCCGCAACGACCCCAGATGAAGTTGCTGCGGTTGTCTGGGACGCACCCTAAACCACGATTTATTCCCACAATCAGGAGGCATCAAATGCGTCTATCACCGCAGGGCGCCGCCGACGTGCGCCTGCATGAAGGCTTCGTCGACCACGCTTACAAGGATCCGGGCGGCACGATCACGATCGGAACCGGCTTCACCTGGGCCTCGGCGGCCTTCCGCCAGTGGTGGGCAAAGAACCGGGCCGGCAAGTCGTTCGGACCTGGTGCGACGATGACCCGGGCGGAATCAGACGCGTGCCTGATCCTCGCCAGCGACACCGAATATGGGGCCGCGGTGAACAAGTTCCTCGGCGACAAGGCCATCCCCCAGAATGTCTTTGATGCGGATGTCAGTGTCGTCTTCAATTGCGGGGCAGGGGCGCTGGCATGGAAGTGGGCGGCTGAAATGAAGGCCGGCGACTACCACGACGCTGCCACGCTCCTCCGGACCACCGCAACGACCCAGAAGGGCAAGACGCTCGCTGGCCTGGTCGCGCGCCGTCGGGACGAAGCGATCCTACTGGAAACCGGTCGATATGCCAGCGGCGGTCAGGCGACCATGCCGACGGCCGAAGAGGTGAACGCCCTTTCGGACGGCGTGCTGGAGCGCGGTGAACGGGGCAGCCCGGTCATGCAGTTGCAGCAGCGGCTTATCGCCCTCGGCTACAAGCCGGGCCAGGTCGACGGGATTTTCGGATTCGGCACCGAAGCCGCCGTCCTCGCCTTCCAGAAGGCATCAAAGCTTACAGCAGACGGTCTGGCGGGGCCGAAGACGCTCGCCGCTCTCAGAGCCTAATCCACAATCTCCACAACAAGGAACGACAATCATGCGATCCATCGGACTCGCCGCCGCAGCGCTGTGCCTTGCGCTCAGCTCCTGCGGAACCATCAAGACCGCCTATGACGCAGTCACCACGTCCACCGTGCCGGCGCAGACGATCGATGTCGCCATCAATGGCTTCAACATCGTGAAGTCTGGGGCTGCCGGCTACATCGCCTATTGCACGCCGAACCCGACGCCGGCCGGCTGCGACGATGACGCCATCCAGAACAAGATCATGCCCGCGATCGATAGCGGCACGACGGCGCGCAACACCCTGAAGACCTTCCTTCGGGCTCACCCGGGCGCGCTTGGCGACAAGGGCACCTACGACGCCTTGGTCACCGCCAGCGGCACAATCCAGTCTCTGCTTGCCACCTACGACAAGCGCTAAAGCCAACCGGAGAATATTACCATGAACTACGAAGCCCTCGCGCTTGCTCTCCTGTCGATGATCCAGGGGCTGCTTGCCGCACTCAACGTCAACAGCACGTCTGTCAACTCGATCATCGCCGGCCTGACCCAGCTGATGCCACTCCTCGGCAACCTCAGCCAGACGGTCCTTTCGTCCATCCAGAACATCATCACTGCCGTGAAATCGAAGGGTGTCGGGCTGACCACTGACCAACTCGATGCGCTCGATGCGATGAGCGACGAGGTTGATGCTGCCTACCAGACGATCGCGGCCAATTATCTGGCCTCAAAAAAAAAGCTGATACCGACGCCGGCGGCGCAACCAGCGGCCCAGACCTCGGCCTCGGTATTGCCCGCATCGCAGCCAGCCTTGATCCCGGAGCAGGGATAGCGGCAATGGCTGACCCTGCACCCTCAAGCACGGCGGTAGCCACCGCCAACCTGACTTCGAAAGTTGAGGCAGCCGTGACAACGGCTGTCGTCAAGCCATCGACCCCGGCCAGCGTCGAGGCGATCCCTGCTATCATGAACGAGCTCGTTCCGGTCATCACGGCGATCATCAACTCGAGCGCCGATTATCCCTTCTATAAGTCGAAGGTGTTCTGGTCGGCGATGCTGGTGCTGATCGGCGGCATTCTCGCGCTGTTCAACATCTCGTTCTCAGCGGATACCCAGCAGCTCGTCCTCAACATCATCATCGCGGCATCTCCGCTCATGGGCGTTGTCGGTGTGATCTACGGGCGGTTCTTCAACAAGAAGCCGATCGGCTCGTGAGCGCCAGCATTCGCCTCTTCGGCTTCATCGCATCCTTCACCACGCTCGCCGGTATCATCTGGCTGGCGTGGAATTCCGTCTGACCCCCTTCAATCTGGAGATTTCACCATGGCTCTCTCAGGCATGCATATCGTTTGCGCCGGCGCCACCGCTGCGCAGAGCAACGGACCGCTTCCGATCAATGCTATCTGGTCGCAGACCATGGCATCCGCTGGGGCGACCACTCAGGCCGTTCCGCCAAGCCAGGGCGGCGCAGCGCTGATCCGCTGCCGGGGAACCGCGGATTCGTTCGTGGCAACTGGCAAGGACGCTACCACAGCCATCGCGAATGCCGCCAACGCTTCGGCCGGACCGCGCTGGTTTGTCCCTGCCAATGAAGATCGTGACATCTATGCCAATTCCGGTGAATTTGTCGCTTGGGTCGCA